GGTCCAAGTAGGGCCTGGGCTGGCTCTCGCCCGGGGGCACGGCCAGGACCTCGCCGTCGACGACCGAGAAGCCCTCGACGCCGGCCTCGTTGATGAGCCGGCTGAGGATCGCGTCGGTGCCACGCCCAGCCTCGCGCAGCTCGTCCTCGCGTCCGCGGAGCGTGGCCGCGTCACGCCGGCGCTGCTTGCCGTGCGCGCGCTTCTCGAGTGCGTTGCGCACCAGGGTCCCGCGGTCGTTGTCCTTGCGCGCCTGGGCTACCGCAGCGGCCGCCTGCCCGACCTCGTCACCGGTGGGGGGCTTGGCGTCGGCAAGCACAGCAATCGCCTTCTGCGCGGCCTCCCAGCCGTTCTCGATGGCCTCGAGATCCATGAGCCGCTGCTCGGCGGCGTGGAAGCGGTCATTGGCTGCCGCCTTGTGCGCCTGGGCGCGTGCATGGGCGCTGCTCGCCTGCTCGAGCGCGGCCTGCGCCCTGGTGACCTCATCGACCAAGCTGGTCACGAGCTCGCCAGCCTCGTCGCTGACCTTGGCGGCGGAAGACAGGCCCTCATGCGCCTCGTTCATCGCGTCGGCGTCCGGCCCGCCTCCCTCGCCGACCTTGGCCCTGGCGTCGGCCGCGGCCTGCGCGATCTCGGCGAACGTGCCGACGCGCTCGCGCACCCCGCCGTCCGCCGCGATGGCCTGCTCAAGCGCAGCCTGGAGAGCGTCGGCAGCGTGCGGCGCTTCGAGATCCAGGTCGGACCCCGTTGCCAGCAGCGCATCGGCCTCACCCTGGACGCGCTCGCTCTCGCCCTTGATGCGTCGCGCCGCACCATCGAAGGCGTCCTTGACCTTCCGCGCCAGCTCGACCAGGTCCTCGCAGTCGCCCAGGCCTGCCGGCATGAGCTCGTCGAAGATGGCGCGCTTGCGCGTGGCCAGCTCTTCGTCGCTCTCGCCCGGCTTGCGCGTGGCGCAGAGATCGTAGAAGAGCGCGACCTCCGGCGTGAGCCCGAGCATGCGCACCAGCGACTTGACGATCGCGCGGTTGCACTGGTCGCGGCCTTTGTAACCCGGGTCGACGATCGCGGCGACGTCCATGCGCGACGTGAGACCGACAACCTCGAGCTCGCCCTTGCGCGAAGTCCTGGCGCCGAGGCGGATCGTCGCGCCGAAGCCGCTGACCTCGCCCTTGCTGCGCCCGTGCTTGAGCTTGATGTTCCGCTCGCCGGTGGTGAGGTCGGTGATGGCGTCGAGGGTCTGGCTCTTCCCGGAGCCGTTGTGTCCCTCGAGGACGACGAGGCCGCCCTCGTCTGGAATCTCGATCTCGCCGTCTGGCGCGCCGCCTGCGCCGGTGAGTCGTAGGACCTGGCTGGTCATGGTGATGCTCGTGGGGGTCGCGTTCCTGGCGCCGACGCATCGCCGACGACCGCCTCAGCGTAGACCGAGATCGTCGAGGCGGCAAGGCGCGGCCGCGGCCCTCCGGGTCGCCGGCGGCTGCGCGCGCGTGCCGTGCGCGCACGCTTCGTATGGCCGAGCTACCGCGTAACTGCTTTTACTTTGAAGGTATGGGGGTAGCACCCTCCGGGGCACCCACTGGAGCAACCCCTGGGGCATCAAGCAGGCGCTGGGGCAGGGTCTGGAGCATGGCGCGGGGCATCCACCGGGGCATGGCCGCGAGCAGGGGTGTTCGAATGGTGGATAAGTCTGCCCGGTTTTCCCCTCTGTGCACCACATGTAGCGCTTTCTCGATCCCGAGGTCGCACCCTGCGGTATGCGAGGCCCTGTTGATAACCCCGGATTCGATCACTTCATTTGCGCGACTGGCGATCCGCTGTAGTCTCCAAGCGTCTGCCGTTTTCAGAGTGCGGTCGACAGAGTGAGTCGGGAGCGACAATGCGAGCAGGTGGGTCTGGCACTTCTCATTCTTCCCAGAACCCTCCGGACCTGCGCCCTGCGCCCTACTCAGGAGCTGCAAGAGGCGCTCTCGCATATTGAAGGTGGCCGCGGTCGGAGCCTGCCGACCGCGGCCTTTCACTTCCCGGAGCCAGCCAATGCCGACCATGACGCGCGACCAAGTTGAGTCACTGCTCGAGACCTTCGACGACGACGTCGACGCATGGCGCGAGCGGCGCCGGCTCAGCCTGGGAGGCTCCGACCTCTTCCCGATCATCTACCCCGAGGACATCGGCGGCTACTCGAGCGAGTGGTCGCTCTGGGCGAACAAGGTTCACGGCCGCGACGCCGACGACCAGTCGCTCGATGACAAGGACTGGCTGGCCTACGGCCACGACGTCGAGCCAGGCATCGTCGCCTTCGCCGGCCGCAAGATGACGGCCGAAGACCCGACGCTCAAGGTCGTGCCCTACCGCAACGCGATCTTTCCCGACCCGGGCGGTGCGCCGCTTCACTTCTCGCCAGACGCCCTGGTCTACCGCAAGCCGGGCTGGGAGCTGGTGGGCGGCGTCGACGCCAAGCGGGTCAACGTCTTTCATTGGAAGCACGCCGAGGTGGCTGACCAGTGGGGAGACGCCGGCACGTCGACCATGCCCAGGCGATGCACGGTGCAGGGCGTCGCGGGGTGCTCGCTCTTCGACGTGCCCTCGTGGGTCTTCGCCGCCGACCGCGGCACCGTGCCCGAGCTCTTCCCGCTGCTGCCGTCCGACGATGACAAGGCCGCGCTGCGCGATGTCGCAACGACCTGGTGGCAGCGCTTCATCGTGGGCGACGAAGAGCCCCAGGTCGACGGCAGCAACGCGACCAGCGATGCGCTCAAGGCGCTTTTCGACTCCGGCAGCGAGGAAGTCCTGGCGGCGACCGACGAGGACCTCGACATACTCGACGCGCTTCGCATAGCGCGCGACGCATTCGATGCCGCCAAGGGCGTCAAGCAGGGCCTCGAGAACCGCCTCAAGCACCGGATCGGGACCGCCAAGGGCATCCGCGGCGTGGCGACCTGGGGCTGGTGCAAGGGGCGCAAGAGCCTCGACGCCGACCCCTTCTGCAACGACATCGCGGCGGCCGTTGCCGAGGCCTGGGTGCTGCCCATGCTGCTCGCCGGCGGCATGGACCCGGACGAGGCGCGCGCGACTGCGATTGCCGAAGCGCGACTCGTGGTGCAGACTTCACGCAACGACAACACCAACCGAGGCGAGCCCTACAGGCGCTTCGGTCTCACCAGACGCTAGGAGCATCGCCATGACCAACGAGGAAGCCGGGGGGGCGATCCCTCCCGAAGACGAGCACGGCCAGTACGACGAGGCCATCGACCACCTGGAGACCGAGCTCGGGAAGATCGAGAGCGATCTAGCAGGCGACGAAGAGCCTGCGCCGGCAGAGCCAGCTCCCCCCACCAGCGCGCTTGAAATGATCGGCATGGGCCCGACCGACGTGACCGGAGGGGAGAAGGCCGCGAGGGTCGACTCGCTCGGCAACCAGGAGCTCGCGGTCACGGACCCCGCCGCGCTCATGCTGGCCGCGCAGATGGAAGCCGCAGTCAAGGCGCGCTTCGGCCGCGCCATGGCAAAGCCGCGCGACGAGGACGCGGCGCGCATGGGCATCGAGAAGGAATGCCGCCGACCCGGGTTCGCCGAGGTCGCGCGCTACGACCTTGAACGGCACTCGCGCGGAAGCGGGCCCTCAGCCAGGTTCGCCGAGCTCGCGGCGCGCAAGTGGGGCAACCTGGACGTCGGCAGCTTCGTCGTCGCCGACACCAAGGAAGCGCGGCGCGTCTACTGCTACGCGACGGACCTCGAGACGAACTGGACCGAGCACGAAATGATCGTGGTGGTGCGGTCGGTGGAACGGTCGAGCGGCAACAACCGAGAGGTCTTGCAGCAACGCCAGAACTCGCGCGGCAAGCCCGTCTACGTCGTCCGCGCGACCGATGAGGAAATGGATGCGAAGGCCAAGAACTACGTCAGCAGGACTCTGCGAGTGCTGCGCCTGCGCCATATCCCGGGCGACCTGGTCGATGACTGCATGGCCATCGTCGTCGCGGTGCAGCGCGACTCGCAGGCCTCCGACCCGGACCGCTTCCGCAAGATCATCCTGCGCACCTTCATGACGATGAACGTCACGCCAGACGACCTGGCCGAGTACCTGGGCAAGCCGTTCGCCAAGGCCAGCCAGCGCGAGCTCGGAGAGATCAAGAGCGTCGGCGTCCGCATCCAGGGCGAGGACGACTACACATGGGGCGACGCGCTCGCCGCCAAGCTGGACCAGCGCGGCCAAGCGTCGAAGGGTAGCGGCAACGACGCCGGCGGCGTGTCCGATGCCATCGCATCGGCGCGACGGAAGGCGCAGTCGTGAGCGGCCCTGGGCCCGCGTCTCTCTACCCGGACATGCGCGTACTGCTCGGGTCGCTGGCGGCTCTCGCGCTCTGCGCCTGGGCGCCCTGGGCGGCCCTGCTGCTGGGCGCCGGCGCGACGGCCTGGGCATGGTCACGCGCTCGCCGGCGGGTCTACCTGCGGGCGCTCGCGCGTGACGCCGGCGCCAGGAACCGCTGAGCATGGCCAAGCGCAAGAAGGCGGACGACACGGCGCACGACTGGCGGCCGGCGCCCTACAGGCCGCACTGGCATGCCGACTTTTGGGGAGACTCCCGCGTCCTCAACATGACGCTCGAGGAGGTCGGCTGCTACGTCCGCCTCCTCGACATGCACTGGGTCAACGGCGCGCGGGGCATACCTGTGCGCCGGGACCGGCTGCTCAAGGTGCTACCGGCGCTCAGCGACGACGACGCGCTCGACAACGTGCTCGCGTGCTTCACGTCGGATGGTGCGCCGGCCGGCAGGCTGGTCCAGAAGCGATGCCTTGAGGAGATCGCGAAGGCCCTCGTGCGCTTCACGAAGGCGCGCGCAGCGGCTCAGGCCCGGCACCAGGGGCGCGAGCAGCCGGCTCCGAAGCGCGCTCGCAGCCGCAAGCGCTGACGCCGCCGGCTGGACCGCGCCGACGGCCGTCGCGCGCGACCCCGATCAAGAGGTCGCGTGCGGCCTCGACCATGGTGGCGATCTCGTCATAGACGACCTCGTTGCCCAGGGCGGCCTCGATGATCGAGCCGTCGCCTGGCTCGAGGATCGCGACGACGCGCTCTAGAGCGTCGCGGATGACCGGGTGCACGAGGTCGGGACGTGGCTGACGTGTCGCTGGCATGGCATGGCCTTTCTGCTGGATCGGGGCTCGGACAGCCCCCCTCCTCGGCATCGCATGGGGCCGACTTGACGGAATCCGGATCCGGGGGGATGCTCAAGCCGGACTCAGCGCGGGGCGTTGGTGATGGCGGCGACGCCTCGCGCTCCTCACGGGCCCACCAACGGAACGCGACACCCATGCCCCAGCCACCAGACCGAATCCGCGTCACCTTCGAGCTCGCCGAGCCAGTCCACGCGATGCTTGAGCAGTGCCTCGCTTCGGGGCTCTTCGGCGACACGCTCAGCGAGGTCGTCGATCGCATGATCTGCGCCGAGGTCGGCAGGCTGATCGGCAGCGGCTTCATCAACGTCACGCACGACACGCCGGCAGAGCGGCAGCTGCCCCGCGAGCTCGGCGAGGGCGCCGCGCGGCGCCGCGCGCAATGACTCCGCGATTCGCCATGCGAGGACCAACGGCCAGGGCTGCGAGCCTCGCGGCTCCGACCTTCGCCGCGGCCAGCAGGTCATTCCGCCGGATCTACGGGGAGGCCGCCTGGGTGATCGACCCGGGCCCCATTGCGCTCGACGATGGTTCGCTCGCTCGCATCGTGGCCTCGGCCGCTAGCGGATCCTCGCTCGTGCTCACCAGCGAGAGCGGCGACCGATGAGCACCCGACGCGCCTCACGCCCGCCGCCCTGGAGATCGCCAAGCGGCCCGCGTACCCCACGCCGACGACCGAGGACGTGCGCGTCCTGAGCTACTCGATCGAAGGCATGACGATCCACCAGAGGGCCGTGGTCGACTTCATGGCGTCCACGACCATTGCCGACGCCGTGGACGGGGCTGGCTACCCGGAGGTCGACCCGTGGCCCACTGGCCCGGCCAAGTGCGCGATCATCCTGGCCGACGGGCTGTGCGAGGCGCTCGCAGAGTGGGAAGCGCGACATGCGTGACGGGATGACGAGCAAGGCCATGCGCGATGGCCAGCAGGATGCCAGGGACGCGCTCTGCTCGATGCTCTGCCGCTTGTCGGACGGGCATCGCCGCAAGTTTCGGCGCATGTACGCTAGCAACGCGGACTCGATGGACATGCCCCTAGCCCACGTCGTAAGTGAGTTGACCGCCGACAGGCTCGACCGGGCTCTCGATCAAGCCGAGCGCTCACTCGTCAAGCTAGAGGCGCGAATGCCTGAGCCCAGCGCGAAGGCCGCGAAGTGGGAAGCGCGACATTCTGAATCGAACACTCCGGAAACTCCGGACAGTCGCGACATCGCGCCGGCAGGCCGCAGATGCGATCAGGAAGCGGATCAACCGAGCGCCCGGGGCACCAGCTTCCAGCCCATGAACCCACGGGCACCCAAACGTTCGGCTTGGAACCAGCGCCCGAAGAGCGCCTCCCACTCGTCGAGGCCCCAGGCGCATTGGTATCCCTTCGGGCTCTTGGTGTCCTTGTCGGCCTTCTTCCAGCACGCGACCAGCAGGTAGCCCCGCGGCTTGAGCAGGCCGCGCATCGTGAGCAGCGCCTCGACCCGCTGGTGCTCGAGCGGGAGGACGTTGAGGACGTAGTTGCAGGTCACCACGTCCCAGGCCCGCGTCAGCAGCCCGTAATCGGGGTCATACGCCGGATCGAAGCGCGCGAGGCCGTGCAGAAGGCCGGCGCCGTAATCGAGCACGTCGCCCTTGAGCAGCCGTGAGCGCTGGTACGCATTCATGGGCGCGCTGTCGCCGCTGCGGGCGATGCTGGTCCGGTAGCCGGCCAGGGTCTCGACGACGGCGCGCTCCTCGTCGCCGAAGCCGTCCAGGAGGCGCGTGGGATCCGCTGCGGCCTCGTGCTTGCCGGCGGCCCGGTCCTGCTTGGCCTGGAGCTCGGCGAGCTCTGCCGGCGTCCAGGCGAGCCCCTCGAGGTCTCCCTGGGCCCGCTCGATCGCGGCCGCCTGGTCGAGCACGGCCTGGGCATCCCAGCCGCCGAGCTCGCCGGAGCGGTTGTCGGCCAGGGCGCGGCCGGTGGCGGCGACGTCGTCCTCGTCGACCACGACCGCGGCGATGTGGGTCCAGCCGAGCTCGACCGCGACCTGGTGCATGCCGTTCCCGATCTTGATGACCATGCCCTGGCGCTGGACGACTGCCGGCCGGTGCTGCCCGTACTTGGCCAGGCTGGCCCGGATCGCGTCGAGGTTGGCCTTGTCGTGCGTTCTCGCGTTCGTCGGGTCCTGGACCAGCTCGCCGAGCGGCTTCAGGAGCCCGGCCAGGTCGGGGCTCGCAATAACTGCAATCACTCCATCGGGGAGCGCGACGGTTTCACGTGAAACGCCGGGCGCGCGCCTGCGCCGCTTGACCGCCTTGCTGCGGGGGGCCCGCTTCCGAGCGGCCTTCTTCTTCGGCGTGGCCTTGGCTGGCATGGCGAGCTCCGCGTTCCTGGGGCAGGCCCAGCCTACGGCCGCGGAAAGCGCCACGCGAGGCCTGGCCGGAGCTCGGGGACAGCGCCTCACGCGCCGCCGATAGGAAAAGGCGGCGCCAGGCCGAAGCCCGACGCCGCCCAGGAACGCGAGAGAGCCTCGAAAGGCCCCCCTGCTCCGGCCAGCCTACCGGGCTGAGATCGCGAGGTTCAACGATCGGGATAGACTTCGCCTGGGCTGTGCCACGGCAGCCCCGAGACGCAGCGACGACGGATTGCTAGCGAAGGCCCGTCCGAGGGTCACCGTGGAAGTCCTGCCGTGGCAGTGCGCGCGCTGCCGCGGCAGGGCGGCTAGTCCTTGCTGTAGATGGCCCGGACGCGGGCGTTCCAGGCCGTGGCGTTGAAGTCGCTGACGATCTCGATGTTGGTGGTCGTCATGCGCAGCTGGAGCACGTCGGTTCCGTCGGTCCACGGCAGCGCGATCGCCTGCGTCCCGTTGAAAGCCGTGCCCTCGAGCACCAGGTACTCGTCGAGCGTCGGGTTGGTGATGCCGTGCGCAACCTGGGCGGTGCCGATGTTGGCGAGCCCGCTGAACTCGACAGCGATCACGAAGCGGTCGACGTCGCCTGGGAAGCGGCCGCGCATGCGCTGCTCCGTGGTGCTCCAGTACTCGCCGCCGACGACCCAGGCCGACTCCTCGGCGCTGTAGTAGGTCCAGGCACCATCGAGGTCGCGGCGCTCGCCGCCCATGCCCGCGCGCGCCAGGACCTCGATCCATCCGCCATTGGAGAAGATCGCGACGCTGTCGGTCGTGAACGCGACCCACAACCCAGCCGGCACGTCACCGACGATATAGGTGTCGCCGTCGACCGCGCCGCCGGCGTCCGAGTTTTGGCGCGCCTCGATGCGCAGGGCGGCGAAAGCGTTGCCGGCCAGGTGCTTCTCGTTGCCGAGCAAGTGCGCCTGGGCCTGGTTGGCGGCGTACTCCTCGAGGCCGAAGATCGGTTCGGTGGGCATGGGTCAGGTTATCTGCGGGGTGAGGGTCGCATAGGCCACGTTGCCGCGTTGCACGGACAGGCCCAGCTTGTGAATGGCGATGTTGATGGTCGTCTGAACGCCGCCAAAGTCTGAGTTTTGCTGCGAGTTGCTGTAGTCCTGGGTAGGCAGCAACACGTCGGAGAACGTTCGCAACACGACGCCCTGCGGGGCGTCGAGGATCTCCAGGTCATACCCCAGCCCGTCTAGGTCCTCGACCGGGATGTCGAACGCGAGGAAGCCTTGCGACACGCGCGTCCGGCGGAACCATGTAAAGGTCATGGATCCGTTGCCGATCTTGGTGGCGCGGATGTCTGTCACGCGCCACGGCACCAGCGTCTCGTTGCGGAAAAATAGCGGCTGCGAGCCGAAGTCGGAGACGACGCCGTCGACGGCTACGGCCTTCCAGAACTTGGACGTGCCGGCGTTGAGGCTGCTGACCTCCTTGAACTCGACGCCTGGTGCGTTCATGAATGCGAAAGGCTCGCCGGCGTTGTCGTGAACCATGTGGTCCTCGGTGTCAAAGAGACCGCGGCCGAGCGTCGTGAGCTCGAAGACGTTGGGCCCGATGAGCGTCGCGTCCTGCCAGGAGATGATCTCTTTCCCCCAGACGCCGACGTTCGCTCCCTCGAGCATCTCGGCAAGGCTCTTGCTAGAGAGCGTGCCCTCAAACAGGTCGATTTGCAGGGCCGTCCCGTGGTCGATCCTGGTGTGCGTGACTGGCGGGGTGGGGTGCGCCGTGAGCGTGCGGCCCGCAGTCGCCTCAGTCGCGACGTCGTAAGCCTTCGTGAAGTTGCCCCCTTGAATCGCGCCTTTGTAGACCGTCGCGCCGATGAACTGAGCCTGTAGGTCGCGCGCAACGACGGTGGAATATATGCCGCTGAGAACGGCATGCCCCTCGAAGAGCGGGGGCAGGTCGAGCATGCCGAGCACGAGCTCTGGCGGAACGTACGGGCCCTGCGGCTCCGGGTCGGTCGGATCGTCGCTGACGCTGTTGTCGATGCTGAGCAGCGATACGACCTCGACCGTGCCCTCGCACTCGAGCAGGTAGTTTGCTCCGCGAGTGACGCGCTCGAGCAGCACCAGCCAGGTCGACCCGAAGGCCGTGACGACGGCGCGGTCATTCTCCTGTATGCCCAGGTAGCTCGGCGGGAGCGTGAAACGCACGCGCTGCTGGTTTGCGTGGGCAGCCCAGAGCAGTCGCCGCGTGACGGACTGCGCATCCTCCCCCAGCATGACGACAGGCACGTTGATGTCGCGCACGTTCTCGCCGAAGGGCTTGTCGATCTTCTGAGCGCGTGCGCTGCCGCTCTGGTAGTTGAAGAGCGCATCGAGGTAGCGAAGGTTCAACGTCGTGGGCAGGTCGCGCCCCGTGACGTCGGTGACCTCCATAGGGCGCGCCTCGTCGCGGCCGCTCTCGTGCGCCGCCAGGTCGTCGGAGTCGATGACGACCTCGGGGGCATTGCGTCGGTAGAAGAACGCCAGCGTGCCGGAGCGGTCCTGCGCGAGAACGTCGGCGCGCACGAGCAGCGGCTGGATCTGCGCCTTGACCTCGGTGGGCCCGCGGACCTGGTAGCCATCGACGGGGACCTGGCCAAGCCCTGAGATGTCGTACTCGCTCGCCAGCCAGCCGGCATCGTCGAGCAGCCTTGCGATGGCCTGGCCGTCGGTCGTCTGCTCGGCCTCTTCGACGAGCGCGCTGATCTGCGGAGGTATGTTCCCGAACTGGTTGACGAGCAGGCGCTCGAACGTGAAGTAGGCGGTGAAGCGGTAGGCCGGCACAAGCCCGACGCCCTCGGCTGCCTCGATGAGCGGGCTCGGAGACTGCGCAACGTTGCCGTCGTAGAAGACGAAGTCCGCGGCGCCGTTCGCCTGGAGCTGCGGCAGCCCCTGCGTGATGTTGACTGCGTTCGGCGCGGCCGTCTCGGCCACGACGATCCCGTCATCGTCTGCGATCTCGAGGAACGTCTCGCCGGTCTGATTGTTTTTGCCGGCAGCAACGCACCGGAAGACGCCGTTGTTCGCAGCCGTCGGCCAGTCGGTCATCGTGACGTCGACGCCGGACTTGAACTTGTGCAGCTTCGGGTCTCCCGCGGGCGACTTGACGCGCATGACCCTCCGCACGAAGTCGCCGTCCGGGTTGTGTTCGTCGAGCGTAGTCGACACGAACTGGTCGCTCGTGACGTCCTTCCCGGGCGCGAAGCCCCAGAGCACCTTGCTGTTGCCCCAGACCTTGAGCAGGTTGCTGATGCCGGCCGCAGGCGCCTCGCCGACGTTGACCGCCATGTCGAAGAAGAAGTTGTAGGACACGATCGTCGAGCCGCCGCCGCCCTTGCCTCCGATCTCCTCCTCGACCTTGACCTGCTGGCGCTCGCTGAGCCATATGTAGCTGCCAGGCACGCGGTTGAATGGGCCGATGGTTTTGTAGACCGGCGAGTGCTCCGCTGTCTGATTGAAGCGGAAGTCCTCGACGCGCGGACCCTCCGGCCCGTCGGGCTGGAAGAGCTGCCCGAGCAGGATACTGTCAGCGTAGGCGCCGACGACCGAGCCGATCGCGCCGCCGAGCGGGCCGCCGATTGCAGTGCCTACGGCGGTGAGTCCGATTTGCACCATTACGCGAGCTCCGGGTGCCGCATGCGCTTGAGGAAGCGCTGCCGCCAGCGCGTATCCCACTCCTGGTCGATGACGTGGCCGATGAGCGACGACGTGTGCAGGAGGCCGCGGCCGACGCCGGTGCTCTCGATGCCGACGTGCTGCGCGATGCTCTTCGACCGCCAGTAGAAGAGGATCACGTCGCCGGCCTGGGCGTCGTCGTCGTCGACGACCTCGAAGGTGCGGCGCAGGTCGGCCTCGAGCGACTGGCCGTCGCCCCAGGGCCCATAGCCCTTCGGGTCGTAGATCGGGAGCCCGAGCTTCTTGCAGGCGTAGGCGACGGGCCCGCCGCAGTCCATGCCGGCGCCCAGGCATCGCCCTTGGTGGATGAACGGCGTTCGCAGGCACTCGAGCGCCGCCTCGACGAAGGCCGTGCGAAGCTCGACGACGGTGCCGGCCGTTGTCGTCATGGTCCCTGGAGCGCCTTGTCGGAGCCGGGCATCGTTGGGTAGCCCTGGAAGTTGACCAGGTTGGCAAACTTCGACGTGCAGATTGTCGCCGTCTTGTTGCAGCCTGCGATGACCGTAAAGGCGTCGCCGATCTGAATGTCGTTCGGCGTTGGCAGGTAGAGCGTGAGCGTGTAGCTGCCGCCGCCGCCGTCGGTGCTCTTCTGGACCTCGCTCACGACGCCGGCGTTGCTGCCCCCCGTCCACTCGACCGTGCCCTCGGTCCAGAAGTCATCGCCCAGGCCGCCAGCCGGCGCGCCGCTCAGGACGAAGACCTGGCGCGGCGAGCTGGGCGAGACAGACTGGGCGAGCTCGGCAGCGAAGGTGAAGGGGCCCAGGGGCGCGGCGCACCGGCCGTCGCCCAGGTCGGCATCGCAGCGCCTCGAATGCCTGCGGCCGACGCGCTGCGTGAGCCGCTTGCCAACCCCGCTCATGTCGGCTTTCCAGTCCTCGCCGTTGAAGCGCAGCGACTCCATGGTGTACGCGGTCGTGACGATCGCGCCGGCCCACGGGAAGCGCCAGTTGACGACGAACTCGCTCACGGCCGCGTTTCGGAAGAGGCCCGCGCGCAGGTCGTCCGACGTGATCGTCGTGCCGGTGACGCCGTCGACCTCGAGGTTGAGATCCTCGAGGCCGTTGGGCATCTCGAGCGAGCTCGGGTCGATGCCCTGAACCGGCGTGTAGGTGTAGGTCGCGAAGTCCTCCTCGCGGAACGGCAGCGGGCGGTCGTGCACTGCGAACCGGAAGACCTGGCCGTCTCGCCTGGTGATGCGCCAAAGGCTCGCCAGGCGCAGCGAACGGCCGCGCATGAGAGACAGTCCGCC